CCGCGGCGCGGCTTATTGTTACTACGCGATCGCGAAGTTCAAAGACGGTGGTTTCAGCTTTCTCGTGATGAGCGTTCAGGATATCGAAAAATACCGCAAGCGTTCCAAAAGCCCCGACTACGGCCCCTGGGCGACCGATTACGACGCGATGGCGAAGAAGACCGTTATCAAGCAGCTTGCCAAATACTTGCCGTTATCCACCGAGATTCAGCGTTCGATGATTCAAGATGAGACCACCAAGAAGGAATATGAGGATGTGTTCTCGGCTAATGATGAAACCGATTGGGTGGATATCTCGACACAACCAACCGAACCGGAACCGTTACCCGGTGAGTAAATAAGTTATAAAGCGCCTCTCCATCAGAGGGGCGCTATCTATTATACGGAGATGGTTATATGAGAATGAGCGACGGCGTTCGCGGAATCAAGAGGAGGTGATCCGGATGACTTACATCGATATGATCAATCGTTTCTGGAATATGGACATAGAATATCATTTTACCGCTTCCGAAACAAGGCTATATTTCAAACTGATGGAAATAGCGAATAGAGTAGGGTGGAAAGTGTCGGTGTCCGTGCCTAATATTCGGTTGGCTTCAGATGTCGGGATATCCGAGAAACACCTCATATCAATTCGGCAACGCCTTCACGATGTTAAATTGATCGTATGTATAAAAGGCAACACGCGGACCGCTTGCAAGTATATCGTTGATCCGGATAATTTTAAGGTCGATTCCTTACCAAATACGGATAAAAAGGTAAGTAATAAAGAAGCTGATAAAATCGATTCCTTACCTAAAACGTACACTGAGGTAAGTAATCAGGTAAGTAATCAGGTAAGTAATCAGGTAAGTAATCAGGTAAGTAATCAGGTAAACATATATAAGACAAGACCAGAGGAGATTAGAGAAGAGAAGACTTTAGCTTCTCCTCTTTTAGATGAGAAAGATTCTAAAAGAGGAGAAGCACACATGAGCGCCGAACCCGAAAAAGAATCTTTTCCGGCAAAACCGAATCGCCCGCCTACTCCCTATCAAGACATCTACGAGATGTTCATCTCTATCTGCTCAACCCTTCCTCAAATCCAAGAGCCTACCAAATGGGCCAAATCGCGGCGTGATTGCGTTAGCGCCCGATGGCGTGAACATCCGGATATCGGTTTTTTTTACGATCTATTCCATCGCGTGAATAATTCTGATTTTTTATCTGGTCGCGCAAAATCGTTCAAGGCCGGGTTCGATTGGATATTCAAGCCTGCGAACCTCCAAAAGATACTCGAAGGGAACTATGACAACCGAGATAACAGCGCACAGAAGTTTGCGGGGCTAAAGGCATTCTGGGAGGAAGCGCAGGCGGAGGAGGCGATGAAAGATGCCGCTAAGTAAGAAGGCATTCGGCGAAGCGATGGCGATACTCGGCACGTATTACGACAAAATCGATGCAACGCTCGGAGATACAATTAAAACCAAAGCGTGGTATTCGGCGCTCCAAGATATGGAGGATGACGAGCTCAGAGCGGTCGTGAATGATTACGTCAAGACCGGGAAGTTCGCGCCAATGCCTGCTGACCTTTGGGATCGGGCGAGAGCAATGCGCGAGGCCCAAAATCCGCAACTCACCGCCGAGGAGGCGTGGACTATCGTGTATCGCGATATCTCTCGCCTCGGATATTATGCCGAACCCGAGTACGACGACTGGAAGCTCGAAGCGGCTAAGAACTCCATAGGTTGGGAAACATTATGTGATCTCAAGGAGAACACGCTGATGGCGACGCGAGCACATTTTTTGAGGATATACGGCAGCTTTACGCAACGAGAGAAGATCGCGGCCGCGTCCGACAATCCAATGGCTAAGGCGTTCGTGAATAACCTCGTGACACAACTCACCGGCAAGAAAGCGCTAAAAGAGTTGGAGGGCAACCATGATCATTGAAATCCCCGCTCTGCCGCCGTCCGTTAACCACTATTTCAAGCGCTCCCGCAACGGGCGGCTATACCTTGACGCGGAAGCGCGGGCGTTCGTTGAAATGGCGCAACTAATCGCCAAACAAGCCGCGAAGAAAGCGCGATACAAGATAATTCCGGCCGGGAAGTTCTTCTATCTCGTGATCGGATTTGAGTTCGCCAATCGCCGATTCGCGGATCCAAACAATATGCTAAAGATACTGATAGATGCGCTCCAGGGAATCCTATTTGAAAACGACAAATGGGCGCTTCCGATGGTCGCGAAAGCGGAAATCACCGGCAGGAAGCACACAACCGTGAACGTACTTGCGTACGGGAGGGAGATCAAATGAACAAGATAATCATCAGCGGCTACATCGGCCGCGATCCGGAAATTAAATATCTACCGAGTGGCGATCCCGTCGCGAACTTCTCGCTCGGTGTAAGCCGCCCAAAAACCAAGAATAACGATAACCCCGGAACCGATTGGCTCCGTGTGGTCGCGTTCGGGAAGGTATGCGACACGATCAGCAACTACTTCGTCAAAGGAACCGGGCTAATCGTCGAAGGTCACATCCGCACCAACACCTACGAGGCGCAAGACGGGACAAAACGCAACTCGACCGAGGTGATCATGGATCGGTTCGAGTTCTTGCCACGGCCCACGCGAGACCGTGAGCAAACCAAGTCCGAGACGTTCGACGAAGAGCCGCTTGTCCCGCCAATACTATCCAACGAAGACGAGGTCCCGTTCTAATGCTCGCCGGCATACTCATCGGCATATTCATCGGCGCGCCGATTGGGATGATCATCGCAGCGTTGCTCCGGGCATCTGGGGACGACGAAGAGCAAAACGCGTTAAACGGCCCCAAAACGCGCGATAAAATCCGCCGTGACAAAACACTCGCAACTCAACCCGAACGTCGCCCGTAGGGGCTAAAAACCGCCTTAAAATCGAAAACTACATCGGAGGGGACTATGGAATTTACAGTTGACAAGAAAACTCTCGAAAATGCGATGACGAACATTGTATCCGTTGCGCCGGCAAAGGCGATTAAGCCAATCCTATCAAGCGTGCTGATCGAATGCAGTGATGCCGTATACCTGTACGCAACGGATATGGAAACATCGATACGGATCAAACTCGAAGGGGCGAGCGCGCAATCGCCGGGCAAGACCGCCGTGGACGCCAAGACGCTCTTTGAGATCGCCAAAAACGCGCCGAGCGCTCAGCTGAACATCAAGCAAGAAAACGAAGCGACGCTTGACGTGTACAGCAACGGCGGAGTCGCAAACATCCCAATGCTCGACCCAGAAGACTTCCCAGCGCTGATATTCGATTCAACGGCTGAACCGATCGAACTCATCCCGACACTCTCAAGCGAGATTGACCGCGTTATCTATGCGATAGCCGCCGATCCAATGATGCGCGCGTTGAACGGGCTACACTTCGAAAGCGTTGGCGGCCATCTCCGGTTCGTCACGGCGGACGGGTTCAGGCTTGCGACAATCGACACCGCGCAACCAATCCCGGACATCGATGCGTTCACGATACCACTCGGCGGGGCGAAAATATTCCTCTCATTCCTGAAGCGCTATCCGGCGCGAGTAAAGCTATACAATCACATTACTACACTCGGAATCGAATCACCGGAAAACAAAGTTATCATTCGCAAGCTCGATCTTCAATATCCCGACTATCGGCGTGTGATTGGCGCAACGCACAAAACAACTGTAACCGTAGACCGTGATGCGCTGATCAAGACGATCAAGTTTGCCCGTGTGGTTACCGCGGAGGCGAAAGAAAGCGTATTGATGAGTGTAGCAAACAAAGAACTCGTGTTCACCGCGCGTTCTACCGGCAAAGGCGCAATGAACGTATCCGTCCCGTGCGCGTTTGAAGGGCCGGCGTTGAAAATCGCATATAACCCAGACTACTTCCTGGAATCCGCGCAACACGTTAAAGGTGGCGACCTGACGATACAGCTTGGCACGCCCGCGGATATTATGCGATTGGAAGATGGCAACGCCTCGCATTACATAATGCCGATCCGATCCACGGAGGTGTGAGATGGCGAAGATACTATGCGTTCCGGCAATCAGCGACATCGATGACGTGGTGGAATACGTAAACGCCCGCGGTGTCTACCTCGAACGGAGCATTGTCGAGACGAACTACGCGTACCGGCAACTGATACCATATACGGTGCTGTTCGACCGCACGAGAGGCGACAACGGCAAGATACTTGCTTACAAACGGCAGAAGACGAGCAGCGAAGGCCGGTTGCACGATCAACTCACCATCGGGATCGGCGGGCACGTGGAAGAGAACGACGGATACGGCTGGCCTGCGGTAGACAACGCGAGACGGCGCGAGATGTTCGAAGAGATTGGCGTAACACCGGTACATCTCCAATACCTAATCAGCATTATGCTGCACGAAACCGCTGTTGATCGCGTTCATCTTGGCGTGGCGTCGTTTTGCACGAAGTGGGCAGGCGAACTCAAACCATCGGACGAGATACCGGAGTGGCGTTGGCACACGATCGAGGAGCTCGATAAGATGCCGCTCGAATCGTGGTCGCGGTACATATTGGATACGATGCTGGGGAGGGTATAAAATGAGCGAACGAAACATTGTGAAGGTGATCAACCGCTACGGATCCGACGGATCAATCGCGTTGGCGGCTCGAATCAGTTATGGGGCCAAGCACGTCGAGAGCGAACGCGTCGAGCCGATCATAAACGGTTTAATCGCGAATAAAGAGGGCACACCGTTCGAGTTTGCGAGCATGTGGTTCTATATCCGTTGCTCGCGGCTCTGTCACTCGCAATTCTTACAATACCGGCACGCGTCGCGGATCACCCGTTCCACGCGGCGTGTGGATCCAATCGAGAGTGAGAGCGCCGACCTCGACAAACTTCCGGCGGGCTACGAACAAAAGCATATTGATTATGCGCTACGGGATTACGCGTTCCAAACCGACGAGCTAAAGATTCCCCGCGAGATTGCGCGGCGAATCCTGCCGATGAGCATCCTTACCGAGTTCTACTGGCTTGTGAATCTCCGGGAACTGATGCACTTCTTGGATGAGCGATTAAGCAATCGTGCGGAGCAAGAGATACGGGACATCGCCAAGCGGATGGAGTTGGAATTCGCCGGCGCGTTCCCGATAACCTATATGGCCTGGAGGGGTTCAAATGCTTAGCGCTATGGATGAACAGGAATTTCTAAACGTGTTTGCAAACTATCAAACGTTAGAACTTGACCTCTATAACACAAAAAGAGACCTCGAAGCGATTATGCGGATGACGTCCCGGCTCAGGCTCTGCAAAGTGGAAGCGATACAAGGCGATGTCGCAAAAATATCCGAACTCGAGGCAATTGTTACACGCATATCCGAACTTGAAGCGATGATCGGCAAACGGAAGGCCGATCTTATCGCAGAGTCCAGGGTTCGTCTTCTCAAAAAGCTTATTAATGCGCGATATCACTCTCAAAAATAGCCGCGTATCCAATGCGGACGTTGTGCGGATGTTGCAGAGTTACAAGGCAAACGTGCAACGTTATCTCGGCTGCCGCGTGCATCTCGTGATTCTGCCTTCCGGCGAAATCGACTGGCACCTGAGCGGGCACCCGAACGAGCTCGCGTGCCTGAACGATCAGGTGCGCGCGGGTTTGTTTATCAAGTTCTTCGATCGCTGGTACAATCAGCTCCCGCGAGAGTGCCGCACGATCCTGTTCCACTGCTATATCAACCACGACTTCGAGCCCGCGAATACCATGAGCGCGTGGCTGGAGTACGAGTGGGGCCGGATGAAGTTTAGGACGCTGCCGGTGCGGCGTCTGGCAGTGTTGTTCGACTGCTCGACGAGTAAGCTGTACAAGATGAAGCGGTTCTGTTTGGAGAGGCTAACGGGGATAATAAATGAGGAAGCGATGACAGATAAATAATGGTACAATGTATTCACGGGTAACTGCTTGGCGCTATACCGGTTCGACACTTCCCAAATCGGTTAGTTCTTCGAATAGGATAAAGAGGCGCGGAAGCGCCTTTTTTATTGCATAAAAAATGGAATAACGCGAAAAACGGAGGGATAACGAGTTTATCTTAGTATACTTTAGATTCGATACGTTTACCACGAACAATCAAGGATAAACCTTTATATTCGCAAAGATAGCGTGTTGCGATATGCGTGAGAATCGATTATACTATGTATGTAAGAGGTTGATGAGGGTCTTTGAAAACGTGAATAGGTAGAAAGGAAAAAAATAAAACTAAGGAGGAATCA